TTTGTCCTGGTTTTAAAAACTTAGGATCATCGCTCATTTCAATGATATCAATGTTAACGCTGAACATTCTCAGGGAGCCAAATTCGTACTGCGCCTTGCAGGTTCGGCTGAGTTCGGTGGCACAGTCAAACTCAGGCTCAGCGGTGACTTCATCATTTTCCACGAGGATGTCTTTCATCATACCGATTACCTGACCCCGCTGATGCATGTAAAGCAATACCGGGTTGCGCTCAAATTGAGCAATATCGCCGCCTGCTGTAAGCAGCCAGGTGCCATAACTGTTTAGAGTTTCATTTGTAAGCCTTGCGCGTTTACTCATATCATTAATTTTTTCGGCAATGTTACCACCCACCCGATAGAGTTGCAAAATAGTGTGCAATGGTTGCAGATTATGATGAAACGGTTGCATACATTTTTGTTACTCAGGCAACTGCAACCCATTTTTGACGAAAATTGTTTTCATATGAATAAAGTTGAAGCCGAAAGAAGAAAATCCTTAGCGCGATCACTCTACCTTTCCGGGATGGAGATGACTGAGATAGCCGACAAAGTCGGCGTGTCACGCGTGACGGTCAGTAAATGGTGTAATGCCGGGAAGTGGAAAGAAACGCGTGCAGCGAAGAATATTACACGACCTGAGTTGGTAAATAAGCTGCTTGGAACAATCAATAATCTTATCGATCAAGTAAACGAGTCAAAAGACCCTACCATGATGGCAGGGTTGGGCGATAAGCTCTCAAAACTCTCTTCTGTTATACAGAAGCTCGATAAGCAAACAAACGTAGTGGATACAATAGAGGTATTCATTGCTTTCTCCAAATGGCTTGAATACCGCTCAAAAACCGACTCTCAAATCACTCCGGAGTTGCTCAAGATTTTCAACAAATACCAGGATCTATATATCGCGGAACAGTTTAAAAATCAATAATGGCAACCAAATGGGAAATAAACGAAGCGCGTAACAGATGGAATGAGCACTGTAAAATAGTACAGAGCTATACCTCTGAGGTAATCCTATTTGATGAAACTCCTGCTGAAAAGGAGAAGCGTATCGCATATCTGTTGTCGCACTATAACAAATATTGCGAATACTATTTTCCACATTACTTAAACAAAACCGATCCGGTCACCGGTCAGGTCAAGGTTACGCGCAATGCCCCATTTCACAACGCAGGTGCAGCCAAGCTGCGTAAGAACTTCAACTATAAAGGTATTTGGATGTGGCCCAGAGGTCATGCAAAATCAACGCACCTCGTTGTATTCTGTCCCATTTATCTAAAACAACAAACTCCCCGACAGCTTAATTACATGGTTGTTGTCGGCAAGAGTGAAGACAATGCCAAAGAGTTGCTTTCGTCCCTGCAGGCAGAATTTGAATTCAATCAAAGACTAATCAATGACTTCGGCATACAAAAAAGCTCCGGAGACTGGGCAGAAGGCTATTTCATTACAGCTGACGGATGTGTGTTTAATGCGCTTGGTCGAGGGCAGTCGCCGCGCGGAATGCGCTACAAGGAGCAGCGCCCGGACTACATCATAATAGACGACCTTGATGATGACGAACTATGCCGAAACCCCTCACGAGTGGAGGATCTGTACAATTGGGTAAAAGAGGCGCTCTTTGGAGCGCTCGACGTTGGACGTGGACGCTTCATTATGACTGGCAACCTGATCAGTAAAAATTCCGTTCTGCAGAAAATGACAGAGAGTGATGGCGTGGACGTCATCCGCGTCAATGCCGTGGACTCACAAGGCAATCCTACCTGGGCAGATAAATGGACCAAAAAAGAGGCTGAAGATGCAGCTGCTTTTATGGGGTACTACGCCTGGAACAAGGAGTACATGCATAACCCCATAATTGCCGGCAAGATTTTCAAACAGGAGTGGATTAAATTTAAAAAGATGCCACGCTCGCTAAAGGATTATGATGCCGTGATTGTCTATATAGACCCCTCGCTCAAGCCGAAGACCACCAATGACTACAAGGCGGTAAGAATGTGGGGAAAGATGGGCAAAGAGCTGCACTACATAACCGGCTGGGTGCGCCAGGATACAGTAAGTGCAATGGTGCGCTACTGCTATGATCTGTACGAGAAATTAGGAGATGATGCCGATAAGGTGCAGTGGTTGATGGAGGCTAATTTCATCCAGGATATACTACTCGATGAATTTACTGCCGAAGGCATAATTCGCGGGTATCAGCTGCCGATCAGCGGCGACAAGCGCAAGAAATCGGACAAAATTGAGCGAATAACCAACATTTCTCCCCTTTGGGAGCGCGGGTTCGTGTACTATAATGAAGCCGAGAAGGATTCTCCGGACATGCGTACCGGCATTGATCAAACGCTCGCTTTGGCTAAAGGCAGCGGGGCTCACGATGATGCGCCGGATGCCGATGAGGGAGCTATCTGGAGACTCCAGAAAATAGGCCGGCAAAGTACGTTCACTCCGAGATTTGGCAAAAGGCCATCTCCTAAAAATACATGGTAATGATTAAAAGTTTGAGAAAAATGATTTGGGCCTTTAGATACAAGAGGGCCATCAAAAAGGCCGATAAGGCTGCAAAAGATTACAACACCACCTACATGGTGTTGCTGTACAATGGAAAGCTGAAAGTGGCATCCAGAAAGGCACTAAAAAACCTCATTGCACAACGCCGATTCAAAAAGGGTGTAACCATCCGTGACTTCGATAAAAACGCGCTATACATAGCAAAATAAGCCAATAAAGAGATGTTTGTAGTAGAAGAAGATTATAAGGTAGTAATAGGCGATACTGCACTAAAAGTACTCTCGCAGACTGACGAGATAAATAGAGAGAGGGCCGAGAAACAGGCGGTAGAAGAGATATCCGGATATCTGCGACCGGTATATGATGTGTCGGAGATTTTCGCAAAGACCGGGGAAGACCGCAACAGCCTGGTAGTGATGTTTACCTGCGATATCGCACTATATCACATGGCGGCATCTGCGCCCGGAAGAATGGGCGCTGAGGTAAGAAAAGAGAGATATGACAGAGCCATCGCCTGGCTCAAAGATGTTCAGAGCGGTAAGGTTGTTCCGGATCTGCCGATGATTACAAGTCCTACCGGAGAGAGCGGTTCGCCTCTGAGATATGGCGGCGAAAAGCCTAAAAATAACGTATGGTAAAAAGGAGTGAAAATGGGAAACGAAAAGCTTTTAAACGAGACAAAGATTGATGCAAATGAGGTTGTAACCCCGGTTGTAAGATCGCCGAAATATGGCACATTTGACCTGGCAAAAGAAGATGACCGCAGACGCATCAAGAAGATAGTCGTGGATCTTCTGCGGCAGACAGAAAGGCTGTCTGAGCACGATATCAGGCGCTGGCGCCAGGCTTGTCAGTTGGCCATTGATTATGACAACCCCAATCGTGGCAGACTCTATGATGTTTACAACGACGTCGATATCGATGCACACCTTTCAGGAGCGATCGGCCAGGTCAACGGCTTTGTGAAGTGTCGCAGTTTTAAGCTTGAAACTCCTGAAGGCGATGCTGACGAAGAGGCTTTGAAATACCTCAATACTACCTGGTTCAAAGACCTATTGGACTACATTCTTGAAAGCATATATTGGGGTCATAGCCTTATTGAACTTGGAGATGTTAAAAATGATGCGAATGGACGCATCACCTTCGACGGTTGTAAGCTTATCCCAAGGAGGCACGTGGTCCCGGAATATCACCGCATCATCAGAAATGCAAACGACAACTGGCGCGATGGCGTGGATTACCACGAAGCTCCTTACAAATACTGGTTGATTGAAGCCGGCAAGGCTGATGATCTGGGAAAATTCAAAAAGGCAGCTTTGCATACGATTCCAAAGAAATATGCCCTGGCATTTTGGGATACATTTGCAGAAATGTTCGGCATTCCTATCAGAATTGCTAAAACCAGTACCAGGGATGAGAGGGAGAAGGATAAACTCGCAAATATGATGGATACCATGGGCGCAAAAGCGTGGGGACTGTTTGATGACACAACGGATATAGAGCTGGTTGAAAGCTCACGAGGCGATGCCTATAACGTTTATGACAAGCGTGTTGACAGAGCCAACTCCGAGCTCTCAAAACTCGTACTGCAGCAAACAATGACCATCGAAGAGGGTAGCTCGCATGCCCAGAGCAAAACTCACATGGAGGTGTTCGACAACCTCATCGAGAGCTACTGCGACATGGTGCGAGATATCGTGAATAACCAGCTGCTTCCAATCATGGCCATTCACGGGTTCCCCGTCAAAGGGTTGTCGTTTGAATGGGATGATCCGGCCGACTATACTCCGGAGCAGATGGTAGCTTTCGAAACGATGGTGCTCAATAATTATGAAGTTGATCCAAGTTACTTCCAGGAAAAATATGGCATGCCGGTGGGCGAACGCCGCGAAATAGGCTTCCCTATGATGGAGAACAGCCTACCTGACAAACCAACGCCTTTTTTCGACTAAGCCCCGCCGACTATGCGGGGCTGCACGAGCGCTACAGCCGCATCCTTTCCAATGGGGAAATGAAGCTCGCTAACGACGATGATATCGATCCAAAGTTAAGGGCGAAACTCCGAAAGAAATTTTCATCAATGATGTCCTCTCTTTTCAAAGAAGAGGGTGCATCGCTACGCATAGAGATCCTTTCAGAACCCGAAGTAACCTCATTTATCGATACCCACTCAAGCGTGCTAAATGGCGCGATCTCCAAGAGCAAAATGAGCGATAAAATGAGGAGTAGAATGGAAGAGTCAAACTGGATCTTCTCCGGAATGAAAACCTTCCACGAA